CGTCAAAATATCCGTCTTCGTTTTTGATATAGGATTCACAGACAGAATGTACGCTTGTTCCTCTACGGGAAGCTTTACCAGAGATTTTGTTCGCTTCGGTTTCTCCAACACGCTTTCGCCACTTCTGTATAGCAGCTTTGTTGAACTCACTAAGTATAGTTGTGATTGATGGATATAGTTCACCGGATGGAGTAACATAATTTCTTTTCCCATTAATGTTTTCGGTTCTCATACCAAAAGACAACTCAGGTCTATTGGCGAGATGTATAAATTTTTTCACATTGAATGTCCAGGATTATTTCTTTTTAAGTCTGTTATTTTATCTTTGAACCAACCTGGTTCTTTATTTTTTGTAGAGTGTCGTGTATGAATATTATCATAGCCAAAATATGGCGCTGCTATTATTTGTTTCACTTCACCACCACAAATAGGCGCGGCTCTATGAAGCTGTCTTTCACAAGGTGACTCTGTTGGAATATTTCTATCAGCTATCTTGAAATTTTCTTCGAAAGTGTGTTCACATTTTTCACACTTATAATCATATGTAGGCATTGTGTTCTATTATCCAGCTTGGGGGTGTTCTCATGTTTTCAACTATTCCGCCCCATTTTGCATCATCCTCTTTGCATTGTTTCGTATATATTTGTCTAGATGATTCTATAAAATTTTGGATGGTATCTTCGAAGATATCTGTATAAAGGCTCATGAGGCTTTCAATTTCGGTGGAACATGGGGGCGTAGTAAGTTCACCTTCTTTAATATTTTTTGGCACATGACTTAACTTATTATAAAACTTTGTCCAATCATCATGTATGGTATCATACCGATACCAATATTCTTTATGGAGCCATAACCACAGATCATGTAACCATTGATAGTTTGAATTATTTTCTTCAACCCACCAAGAAGTTGACGGGAAATGTACAACCGGAGGGTCTAATGATTTAAGTATCTCACCCTCCGGATCTAAAGTATGATGTGCATTTGCTAATAGTTTAGTATATGTTAAAACTTTCAATTTCACATCTTTATCACTATGTGCATAAGCACACATTTTTGGATCAATGTCCAGAAATAATATATTCATAATATTATAATCTCATAACATTAAAAATTGAAGTTTCCAGTTGGCCTATAAAAAATATGTTGATCTATTTTTGTTGTTATTTTTTTTCTGACCGTCCAATTTGGGGCGTCAATATAACTAGCATGATAGTGAAGCGCTCCGTCTGTAATATCGGGTAATTCATCTTGTCTCAAGAGAATATATTTTGCTAACTCTTGAGAATCTTCCCATAATCTTGATCCTTCTCTTGGGTCATCACCCTTGCCATCACAATACCATGAAAATTGACAACGATCTCTTTTTGGTAATAGTTGACCATCACTCGCTGTATAATGTGGACCTTCATAAACTACTTCGCAAACAGTATTTGGAAACCTTTGCGAATCAACTCTATTCAATGTTACGTGTGCAACCGCTAATTTTCCCGCAGTACTTTCTACTGCAGCTTCATAAAATATATTCTTTGCCATACACGTAACTTCTGCATCATTTACTATAAGACTTTTACTGATAACAATATCTGCTATTTCAATCAATCCATTTGCTGTAGTATTTTTCGGATGCATATAGAAAAAGTCATCAACTATTTGAGATGACTGTCCACCAATGCTTCCTGTCATAGCTGAAGCAATGAATACAATTAGAAATAAAAGAAATTTCTTCATGTTCCTCTTTTGATTAGGTTACCGTTCTTTAAAACTTCGGCCTGTTTCTTTTAGGACTTTTTATAACAGTATCTGCTGAACCTAATTGAGATGACTTAATAAAATCTTTGATATCAAAATCTGATTCTAAAATATCAGGACCTAAGGGTCCTCGAAATTTTTCAAGAGCTTTATCATAATTTAAAGTCATCACTGCATTTAAGGGTTCAACAAATCTTGCCGTTACAGAACGGGGTACACCTGCAAGTTGATCATAATCGATTCGCCGAAGTTCGGCTTCCTTGGTGGTTTCAACGCCTTGAGATATACGCTTAAATTTAACTATCCTATTTTCAAATTTATTTACATTTATCATTTATGGTAATATTTCTGGAAAAGTTTTTTTAACTAATTTATAAGTTAAGCCTCTATACTTTAACTTTTTATCTTTAACTTGAATTACAACTTCAGCCTCTTTGGGATGTAAACTTTCTAACATCTGAACAAACAATTGCTCTCTTCGTAATTGAGTAAGTCCATCATGACCCCCTTCAATGTATAGGTAAAATTTTTTAATATTGGGATATAGATATGTAGGATTATACTCATCAGGAGAACCAACCGTTTTATAAGGTGGTGCACCAGAAGGTAGAGCAAACTTTATATCTGGATGAAAGGCATATTTTAATAAGTCCTTAAGAGGATTTGATTCATTTTCCAATAAGACTTTTCTTCTAGTCTCAAGGGAATTTGCCGCTGCTACTTCCTCAAATATTCGTGGAATACTTAGTATACTCATAAATTAAAACTCCGATAAATTTTCTGTTAAGGTCTTTAATCTATGATTAATAAAATATGTAAGTAATCTCTTACGATCACCAACTGCGGTTATTTCAAATTGTTTAGTTATATTTATACGAATTGATTCAGGCACTTCACTTAAATCAACTAACATCTTGTTTCTATTATAATTTCTTAACATTTCTGCACTACAATACATCTCTGGATCTATCTCAAACCACGCATCTACCTTTTTCTTGGTTATCGGTTTCTGGCGCCGTCCTTCATCAACAAACACGTTATCATCAGACATAATGTTTGGAACACCATCCCCTACATCACCCTTTATAATCTTTTCATGAAGTGCTTCCATAGGCTTCCCTTCAACAAACTTCTTTTGCATAGGAGAATATTGTCTAACATTAAATTGATGTAGTTGAACAAAATCTTTATCACTTGATAAAATCAAAGTTCTTTCTTGCTTAAACCGTTTTCCATCAGACCCACACCCCTCAACGAATTGCGCAATAATATCATCGGCTTCTGCATACTCTACTTGAATTACTTTATATGGAAACCATTCGGACAATTCTTCTTTCAATTGATTCAAACATTCATAAAGATTTTCCCAATCTATTGGGGCGGCCGCTCTCGTCTTTTTTCTTGAAGCTTTGTAATTTGGGAAAAGTTTTTTACGCCAAGACTTTCGATCATCACAACATAAAATCAATTCACCAAATTCACTTATAAACTTAGTTCTATATAAGCGTAATGTATTTAATACTGCAGGTCTAATTGTATTCATATCCGCAGATGAAAACTTAGATACCATCATATATGAACCAATAAAGATTTGTGAAAAATCAACTAACTGTGCCATCTTCTTCTTCTTGTATTTCTTTTCGAACAGCTTCTTTTTGTTCTTTCACTTCAGGTGGATCTTCTATAGCATGTAAAAACTGCTGCCATTGTCCACTTCGTAAACTCCAATTATAAAACATATCAAAATAACTACGTTGTATTTTCAATAGATTTTGTACATCATCATCCCAAAAATGTTCTATAGCACGACCTAAAATGTGTCCATGTACTTGTGCATGTTTTTCCGGGTCTTCTTCGAATCCATACATCCAAGGAAAGTTTGCCCCTGTTTCTGGTATTGCTCCAAGATTAGGTACTACACTTAAACATCCTGCACTGCAGGCTTCAATCAAAGTAAGACAACTAGTTTCCTCATAAATACTTGGATACGCCATGACATGTTGTGTCTTTAACATCTCCCGTATTTCATCATTCGGGACTGTACCATAATAATTAACACCATCCATTTCTTCTGCACGTTTGTATATATGTCTAAATTGTTCATCTAAATGTCCACGATCATATAACTTAAAACTTGAATAAACATTTAATTCTGCATTCAATCCATCCTTGAGTGTTCCTCTCATAAACTCCCAAGCATTCAAAAGTAATTCCAATCCACGATGAGGTGTAGAAAAATAACACACATTGATTTTACCATCTTCTTTAGGTTTTTTATGTTCCAGAATAGGATGAATTGCATTTTGAATTACTACACCTTTTTCATAAGGAAATCCAAGATGTGTTCGAAATTGATTTTGTTGCCAATGACTAACAAATACTACACGCTCAAATTGTTCCCAATTTTCTTTATCTTTTAGATGTTGTACTTCTGGATCATTTGCAAGATCATGTACCCAAAGAATTCGTTGTTTATCAGATTCTAATCCTCTAACCCTTGTCATCACCCATTGGAACTTATCTGTCAGTCCCGACTCTTTTTTATCCAATTCTCTAAAGAGCCATTTCTTCATAAGCTCTGTACCACCCATTGTTTTTTCAGATACCGCTTCTAATATTTCATCATCATTACTGAAATCAATATTAAACTCTACTTCATCTTCAGGGTTTATTATTGTTACTTTATCTGAGCTAGATTTTTTTTGGGGTTTTCCTAAAGTATTGGGGCTTTCATCAAGGTTCACTGCTTTAACCATATTTCTCCATAGTACATTATAAATTCTAAACTACTGTATATATAGTAATACCACAGGACAGCAATATTTAATATTACTTTTCGTAGTGAGAGAATGGCTCATGTACCTAGCTGAAATATGAAAAAACAGTCAGGCGAGAAAAAGCCCTACGATTACCCCTGTGGTATTTTTAATTCTAATTATATTATATCATGTATTTTTAATTTGTCAACTCTTGCGTGGTAAATTGTTTATCAGTCTTGGCATGTATTGCTTTTACTGAACGATGGCGTTTAATTGTTCCATCTATATCACCAGATTCCATTTCCTTTGTCCATACAGATTCAATATCTGGATACCAATATCCAACAGTTCTCTTTGGTGTGCCATCTGGATAATATGCCATAGCGACTACTTTAGGAATCACCTTTTTCATTTCATTTTGTCCTGAAAACATCCCTATCCAGTCGCCAGTTTTAATATAGTGTTCTATGTATCTAATATATGCTTTTTTGTCGTCTGCTTGTATGAGCGCCTGCTGTTTGTCCTTTGGAGATATTTCCCTGTTCCGTGCCCGAGCATTAAGCATTGTAATTAGTTCCTTATTATGTTTGATCCATATCTTAACATTTTTTAAGGAATAAGGTTCTTCATCATCAAGACCTAAAACGTACTTATGAACATTTTTATATTCTGGGACTTTCTTCTTCGCCCTCATTTTTTCAAGACGGATTCTTTGAGCCTCTTTTTGTGCTGCAGTAAGTGTCTTTTTCTTTCTGATTGGTTTTATTTTCTTTCGTGCCATTATATTTCTCAATTGTAAAGTGAACTAAAAAACCAGCGTCCGCGTTTCGGCTGGATAAAACTCGCCCACGTTGTTTTTTTTAAAAGCCATGCAATTGTCCTTGTACTTCGATACCAAGAATCTTAGGTCTGCGAACTTCTCACGAATCGTCATCACCATTCTTGTGTATGCAATTGAATTTCATCTCTTAAATGAAAGGGACTTAATTGCAACACTCACACATAACATTCCTACCTCAGAGTCGCAATGAGGGAGT